AATTTCACTTATTTGATTATGAGAACAATTAAAATATTGTAAATTAGTAAGGTTAGCTATACTATCCGGCAAATTACTTATTTTATTATAAAAACAATAAAAATATTGTAAATTAGTAAGATTACCTATACTATCTGGTAATTTGCCTATTTTATTTTTAGAACAATAAAAAGATTGTAAATTAGTAAGATTACCTATAATATCTGGCAAATTACTTATTTGATTATTATCACAATCAAGTAGTTGTAAATTAGTAAGGTTACCTATACTATCTGGCAAATTACTTATTTGATTATTGACACAAGAAAAATATTTTAAATTTGTAAGGTTACCTATACTATCTAGCAAATTACTTATTTGATTATTGTCACAATCAAGTAGTTGTAAATTAGTAAGGTTACCTATAGTATCTGGTATTTTACCCACCTGATTACACTTAATCCACACTGCTTGCAAATTAGTAAGGTCACTTATACTATCTGGCAATACATTTATTCTATTATTGGAACAACCAAAATATTGTAAATTAGTAAGGTTATCTATATTATCTGGCAAATTACTTATTTGATTATTATTACATTCAAATCGTCGTAAATTAGTAAGGTTATCTATATTATCTGGGATTTCACTAATTTCATTATAAGAACAATCAAATTGTTGTAAATTAGTTAGGTTACCTATATTGTTAGGTAATTTGTCCAATTTATTATAACTCAAATTTAATTCTATTATTTTATCAATATCTCCTTGTTGTAATCTATCAATAAGTAATTCTAACATATCAACATCTGGCGCTGGTTTTTCAGTTTCTTCTATAAATAATTCATATACTGATTTCATAAAAGATATAATAAAAGATTATTCAAATGGAAAAGTGACAGTAATATCAGCAAGAAAAGATATAGAGCCAGAAGAAGAATTAGTAGAAGATGTATTACAAATAATGAATATATTTGTAGCAAAGAAAAATGGTATGAGAAGCCATAAAAATAGAAAATTAAGATAATAAAAATAATATATTTTTTATAAAGAATTATAAAGAAATATGTAACTAGTTACAGCCCCCTTTAGTTTGAGCATTTATATATTTATTTATTGTACTTGCTGATATATGTCCAATTAATTCGCAATAACAACAGTAAATTTGTATGTTAATAGTATAATATATAACCTTCAATATTTCTTTATTGTTGGTATAATACAGAAAAAAATTGATCTATTAAGATAATAAGTGGTATATATTTAGTAATAGTACATACATTATGAGTAAAATATTTATTGAAAAAAGTCCTACCCAAATTTTTGCAGAAATTATTACGGAACCACATGAAGAAAGAAATTACAATAAATTACATGATCTTATCGATCATATAGATGAAGAATATAATACAGCAAAATGTAGATTCAAAGGAAATATATATATATGTAAAGAAAATATTGTTGAATTGTATATATATCTTAGTGATATACCTGAAAATGATGATAAATTTTTTAGTATAGTGAAGCATGTTATTGAAAGTAACAAACAGCTTATTTTCAATCCCAATATAAAATTTGTTATTAAAAATTATAATAATCACTGGAAAATTAATAAAATAGTATCAATTATGAGTCATGATGACATTAATAATAATATAGATATTATAGCTGATGAAATTGGTGATATAATAAACGACAAAGATTGCTTATGTAGAATAAAACATAATGTATTACAATTTATTAAAGATAAAAACATCAATAATAAATATATAAATAGCCTGATTATGGAGTGGCATAAATATTATACAAATATGTATAACCTTTCAGTAGAATATTATAATTATGCCAATAGTTTACAGCAAAATTCAGATGAAGATTAGAATTTATTTTATGAACATTCAAGATTAAAAAATCTCCATCCACTAATATTATTATATGTTTGTTGTGGCACTCCATAAAAAAATTGATAAATAACAATAGGATTGATTTTTATCAAATGGATTAATAATAAGGACAACAAAAAATGCATATTTATTATATGAAAATTATTCCAATTTTATTTGGGATAGCTGTAAATATAGGCTTAGCATACTAATAATAGTTTAGGCATTGTTTAAGATATATGCATCAGGATCAATGATAATTTTTTCTTTTAGAATTTCATTCATTTCTTCTTCTATTTCATGTAAATCTATTTTTTGTTTATATTTATTCCAAAAAGGATCTTGTGTAATATCTGGGTCTGATTTTATTTTAATATTAGGATAATTATTTATTTTTTGCTTGTCAAATTCTTTTATTATAAATTCAGTATCATGAGTTAGATATTTTTTCGGATCACACAACATCAATTGCCTACTATCAAAATAGTAGATCCATCCATTAAGATCACTCGCTTCTGTAAGTGTACATAAAAATGTAGCTAAAAACCAATCTTGTGTTGAATGATTACTATTATAGCATTTTTTTAGCGCCTTCAAAATAGTCTCCTTATAGTCATCTTTTACAATTATTCTATTATTATTAATCATATTTTCGATAATATGTAATGTATCACCTATATTATATACAGGCTGTATAAGTAATATATTCGGGATATCTTGATTAACTCTATATTTTTGTATATATCGAGGTTTATTATCTTTCTGTTTATCCCACATGGTATTATAATCACTAACAGGATTAGTTGCATATACCAAGGAATAATAAATATCATACGAAAACCAATATCCTGAACCTTGTTTTATTGTGCCAGATGGGCTAAATATATTACATTTCTTTTCTTCAGTAAATTGATATCCATCTCTTCTAAATCCATCTTCTGTTTCCCAGATACTTCCATAAAAAAAAGTTGTCCCTTTTTTAATCGTGACTAAATATTTTTCTATTTTTAATAATTCTGGGTTTACTTTATTTAGTAAGCCCTTAATATCATTATCTATTTCCAATAATTCATAAGTTTTGTCAAAATCTGCTGATAGTTCTTTTTTACGGTCAAAATCTATACCACTCTCTAACGAGTTGGAGCAATGATTCGACATATTAGTATCTGCAATAGCAGTACTATATAATTTTTTATGTTCTGTTTTACTAATCATTGTGACTACTTCCTGTATTATTTTTTTCTTATCTTCATCATTAAAATTAAATAAATTTAAAAATTGACGAATATTAGGTTCATCTATCATATTCGAAAATAGTCCACGACAATGATCCAAATAATGGCCAATAACTATTACTATATAATAAATAAAAAATTTAAGATTGTTATTTCCATCTAAATTATTCATGGTTAGACCTTTTATATTAATAAAATCATTGTTAGAATCCCAAAAGTATGACACGCCTCTTCCCAGTAATTCAATAATATGATCATCAATTATACCGCGAAAGCAATATTTCATTAAAATCATATAGAATAGACCACTAACAAGTTGGTATATAGCTAATTTTGAATTTCCTAATTTACTATATGATAATTCTGGATATATTTTTTCAAAATATGATTCTGTTAATCCACAAAGAACTGCGACAGATGATTGTTCATCTATCCTTAAAATAGATTCAAATGCTGTTGATAATATTAGCATTACCAAAAATGATCTAGATATAAATAGTGATTTAATCTGCTTATGATTCATTTTTTTTTGCAATAAATTTTAAAATCATGATCCCAAATTTAAGAGATCTTAAATGATTTAAAGCGCCGTGATCCTGCCTTGGAACATAAGATTCATCACCAGGATATTGTTTGCTTGATATATTATTAAATATTTGTTTATAAAAATCTTTAATATATTTTTGGCAATATTTTGTATTATACTCCTTTTTATCATCAAATTTGGCTAATGTTATGTTATTTAAACCATTTATATATAAATCTGACTTATATGTATGTAATGCTTCTTTAGTATACTGTTTATTTGCACAGGAATCTAAATCTGTAATTTTTGGTAATAATTTTTTAAATTCATCTCCAACATTTATAGTTAATTGGAGATTGGCATATTTATTATAATCATCTATAGATAACTCTATACTAATATTATTTACAAAATATTCAATAAGTTTTCCTTTTAGTTCCTGACGATCTTCATTATTAATTTTTTCCAATATTTTAAAAATATAATCACTATCACTTTTCCCTATTCTTTCATATGCAATAGAATATATATTACTATCATTCACCCCTAATTTTCGAAGTATATCTATTCTAGACATATATATATAATAAAAGGAAAAGAAAAACTTAAAAACCTTTTTAATTTTACCATTACTGGTGTATTTTTATAATAATATTTGATATTAGTGGTAGTTATCTCCAATTTATAAGCAAATTTTCGAAAATACTTGTTTTTGGGGATTATCAAGACATATTTGAACATTATTTTTAGTGGCTAGTAATGTGCAAGATTTTTTCGCCCTAGTTAAGGCAGTATACAATAAATTTTTTGTGTATAACATATTTCCAGTATAGAGCACTACAAGTACATCATTCCATTCTTTTCCTTGAGATTTATGCATAGTTATTGCATATCCTAGACTGAAATATCGGAATAATTGACTAGTCGTTATTATATACTCATTTTTACTATCAATAGGTCTTATTGTTGTTATATTATACTTTTTTCGCACAATTTTATACATATCACCATTATATATTTTTGTCTGTGTTGATACTTCTTTCCCTTCAATTTTAACACTAATATTTACATCAAATGTATTTTTGCAAATTATAGTATCTCCTATTTCCATCTTATCAGGATTTGAGCTATCATCTAATATATTTTTTACCATTTTATTTATTTTTTTTGCAAGGTTATTTGTAGGAACAATAACTACAGAATTGTCGCTATTACTTACACCATCAAATAGGTTAAATATATTATTATCCAATGTTTGTTTATTATATGGCTCATAAAAATAATTACCTTTGCTCTGGAATATTCTATTAATATTGTCTTGTTTTACATATGTGTACAAGTTAACTAGTGATCTTTCTGATCTGAAATTTTTTTGAAGGATAGTAACAGGTATTTTTCCAAAGTTATCATGATGTATGTGTTTATATGATTTACCATGTATAGTTATACTTTTCTTATTCCCATAATATAATAAATCATATAAAAGTGTTCCTGGGTCTATTGAAGGAAGTTGTTCCCTATCACCAACAAGGATCAAGTGTGATACTGGTATATAATTTTTATATAATTGATACAATAATTGTGCAAATTTTTTTACACTAATCATAGAAAATTCATCAATTATAATACTAACATCTTTATTATAATTTTCATCTGAATGTATTTTTTTTGCAACTGTATCAGCAGATATTATGAACTTATCAACTGTTGATAAATTTGTGCTAACCATATCATTATATGCATTATTTTTTTGTATTCTACGTTTCAGAACATTTACAGCTGATCCTGTAAATGACATAATATAGCACAAATTATTATTTTGATTTATCGTATCCCATAATTTCTCTATGATATGAGACTTACCAGTTCCAGGACCACCTGATATTATAGATATAGGTTCTTCAAGAGCTGATATGTATGCTTTATTTTGTATTTCGTTGCGCAATATAGATTTATTTGTTACAATTTTTTTCTTTTCGCCAAGTAACATATTTATAAATGACTTTATTATATTTTCACATTTAGCATATTTGTTCCATAATATAAATGTATCTTTTTTCTTATTATTAATATGCATCCACTCAGTTCTTAATAATATACCATACTCTACAAGATCTTCAAGCAATACATCATATTTTTGTAATACTGTTTTCCAATATTTTTCGCCTATATAATAATTATCATTAGGATGTTCTAGATATACTATTATTCTCAATCGCATAATATCATATTTATCATAATCACCATTTTTTTGTCTTAACCCATCAATATAACTTATTTTCACTATATTATACTTGGCCAGATAGT